AGTAGCAGAGTAAGGAGTAAAGATGAAAACAGCAGAAGAGCTATTAGAAGTTTTCCACAAACATAACTTCGAAGACTTATCTAATGCAGAAGAACATTTAGCTTTAAACTGGTTTGTATTTTTGTCTTGTCCTGATCCACAAAAGTATGAAGACCAGCTTTTAGAATTAGCAAGAGATATCAGCATTTTAACCGCTAAAGTTTCAGAGGATAGATGGACAGCTATCGCAAAGAAAGCCGTTGAGATGTGTGAGCTGATAAATGTTCATGTCTCGCTTGATAACCTTACTTGGCTTTTTAAAGTTATGGGTTGGCAACCTGATGAGCCGATAGTACATCAAGGAGTACACTAATCTTTTAATATAACTGTAAGTGTTTAATACTTACGAGTGCTGACAGACACTATAAAAACCGATAATCATGTTGCTGTTGGAGGAGTTGGTAGTTACTTCGGGATTACAAAACTACCATTTAACTTAGGAGAGTGCAGATGAAAATAACAGGATGGAAATTAGTTATCACTTGGGAAGATGATTCTACAGAAGATGTAGTTGATATACCTGATTGGGTAGCTAATGTGATAGATGGGCATTTAAATGAATTAGAAACAGAAACAGAATATGAGGAGGTGAATGATTACTAAAACCATAGAACAAAAAATGGAGTTTTGGAAAAACAAAGCAGATGATATTAGTATGTTTAAATTTGCATCTATGTTATATATTACGGCTCCAGATAATGCCGAAGGCAAATTAGATGAAATAATAAATATGGCAAACTCAATTGCAACGAATTTGAATGATATTGAAATAGCTAGAGCAAAAAAAGAGATTGAACAAATATTGGAGGTAAATGATGACTAAAGAAGAGTTAAATAAACTTAACGAAATTATATATGATGTTGAGGAACATGAAGACTACTATGAATTTATTAATTCAGAATGGATAGAAACTTGTATTGCGAACAAAGACTGGGTAGCTCTTAATCCAACCATGAATACTTTGTGTGCCTTGCAAACTATCAGAGAAAAATTAGAAAAATTATATACTGGAGGTTAATGATGAGTAGAGAAGAAATGGAAAATGCAATAGTAGATGACTATGTGAAAACAATTATAAGATGGGTAGAGAATTGTGATGAAGAGTCATTAAGAGAACACGTATTTGAAACTGTCTATAGCAATTTTAAAGGTATGGACTTAGCAGACATACAAGCAGATTATGAAAGTATTACAGGAGATTATTTATGACTAAAGCCGACCTAATACGATACTTTGGCAACAGAGGAATATATTTAGATAAGAAAGACTTTAAAGAGTTTGGTGTTGTAGGTAACTACATCTTCATACATTTCATTAATGGCGACTACGAAAACAGAGGTCGGGTTGAAATGTATGAAAAAGGCTACTCTACTTTAGAGTGCAACAGAGAGTTTGACTATAAGCCGTTTAAGTTTACAAAAACCTATATGCGTAAGTGTGTAACAGGAGAAATAAAATAACTTAAATTGTGACTGGTTGGCTCTTTTTCTTTTTATTCTTTTTGTGCAGTATCATCTTTGACGAGATCGACAGCAGATGGCGAGATTGATTCCTCAGTCTCGTCTGTTAGCTCACCCTCAATAACATCACCCATTAAAACCTTTAATCTATTCTCGATCTCAGCTCGAGACATCTGATCTATTTTACCAAAACGCACTTCTTTCTTATCTACCACCAAGCCACCAACTTTTAGCAAACTATTCTGAGCGGCGATTGCCGCATTAAACGAACCCGACTCTAGGGCTTTGTCCCGAATGTCGTACAAATCTTTGACAGCCCGATCTTGATTTAACTCATACTTCTTACGCACTTCACCCAGAAGATAATTGATCTCTTTCTTTACCTCTGGATGTTTAAGTAGCTTGTAGGCCGACTGCCTAGCGTCTTTATACCCCGACTTCCTAGCACATTCGACATACGACATCTGGGGATTATTCACAACCTTCCAGACAAAGATACGCTGCATACGATTCAATTTGTTAGATAGATTAAAAAACTCTATGGCTGGATCTTCTGCTTCATCCAGGATAGGCTCAAACCCCGACTGCTCTTCTTTCATATGTGCTTATACTAGATGATACTTTGTGTAGATGTAAAGTAGATGGGCTATATCTAGCCCCTTAGATATGGCTAGCCCTACATATCCTATATATGTATAAGTTCCGATCTTAGCGAACCCGACTTAGGCTGTCAAGTTCTTTGTATATTTATAAGTATATTAGTCTCTCTTCCCCTGACAAAAATGAAAAAAATGCAAAAATACCTTAGCCCTTTGTTTATCAAGGTTTCCCACGTCACGCCCTCTATGACAAAAGTCTGACAATAATAAACCCGACATTATTTCTTACGTGCTTTCCTAATAGCTTCTTTACCAGCTTTGGCTATTTTGGCCTGTGCATGTTTACCTGCTACCTTAGCTCTTTGCTCTAAAACTGTAAGTATTTGTATTTTACGGGCAAAAGGCTTGTTAATTCTTTTAACCTTAGCAACTGTTTTGCGAGCATCTGTAGGTGTAGCGTACTTGATACTGACTGTATCTCTAGGGTTCTCGTCTGTATATAACCGTCTCCCTGAACCCTTGGGCTTTTTACCTGTGCCTTGCTTTGGATCTTTACGTTTTTTCATAATCTAATACTAACATAACCTCTGGTACCTCTATATTATCTTCGTGTCCGTATCTTTTGATGTTCTCTTTTTGGGCCTGTAGTATCCCAGGATCCATCTGCTCTTCGGTAGTACCGTGTTATTTCTACGATCCATATACGGTAAATCTCTTGCTTTGCGTCAACTGTTCTGTAACTTAGTCTCCTAGTATAACCCTTGTTGTCAGGCCGCCATTCTGCGTTGAAATGTTGTATAACATTAGTTCTAAGCTTTTTACCTTGTACTTTAAAACTGTCACCAGCCTCGCCTTCGTTCTCGATCCATAAACAAATTAGGTCTTTTGCCGTAGCTGGTCGATCTTTTCTACGCCTTTTCTCTAATGGAAAGGGCACGTTTTTTTCAAATTCTAAATTTATACCTATACCTTTTATCATTATTATCCTCCGAATTAAGCAGAGCGTTTCGTCGCCAGGTCGCTCTGTTACCTACTACCTCAAGGAGAATTAATTGAGATACACGACTTAAACTAATTAGACTCCATACCTGTAGGCATCTAAGTCATAATCAGTAACTAAAATATCAACTTCCATTTCAGGATGCGTTACAGCAAACCCTTTGTATTTCAGATGACACTTACTATAATTCCCGATAAGTTCTTCATAACTATCCCAACCCATCTTGAAAGCCTCGTCTATGGCATCATGACGTTTAGGATCGTCAAGCACTCTATCGCAAAATTCTCTGTACATTCTAGACATAATCCATCCTTATTTATACTGTTAGTAGACATCATATACCTAATTCGTATATAATGTCAATATTATGAAAGATATACATAAAAATTTACCGACAGATCCACAAAATCTGTCACCAGTCGAAGAATGGGAACAGTCTATGCACCATGCAACTACTGCTGTCCTAGAACTTATACGTACCGTTAATACGTTACCTGTAGAAGAAAGACAACATATTACTGATATGTTTAATAGAATAAGGGATGGCAAAACAAAAGATGTATGAGAAACTGCATGACCAAGTGAAGAACCTCGAGGTCGGTGATATGATAAAAGTAGATAGGAGATTTGGGTATCCAGCTCTGATTAAACTTTTAAATGAATTTGGCTACGAGTACGAAGAAATTATTAAGCCTGCTGCAACTTGGGCAAGAAATGTTAGGAGGACGGGATGAACGAATTACCTGATACTTTGAAAGAATTAGATCACGTTGTTTTAGGTGACACTTATTACTTTCCTGATATGCCCAACGATTTTTACCACAACTCACCAGGCATATCTTCATCAACGATTAGAAGATTTGGACAATCACAAGTCCATGCTTTACAAGAAGAGATGGAAGATTCACACGCATTACGTTTTGGATCTGCCGCTCATGCTTTGATAGTAGAGGGTGAAAGTGTTTTCAATAAAGAAGTAGCTTGTTTAGTCGGTTCTCCTTACAGTCAGGCTAACAAGGATCTCAAAAGAGATTAT